TATGGCGCAATTGCTACAAAGGTCGGCGCAGGCGCATTTAAGTTCGATCGCACAGCGTAAGCCACACTTAAGTCGCTCTGGGGAGTAGTAGCCCTCTACTCCCCAGAGTCTTTAGAAAGGAATTGGAATGGCACTTACAACAGTCGCGGAACTCCGCAGCACCCTCGGAGTCGGTACCTTGTACCCAGATGCCACCCTTCAAGAAGTTTGTGATGCCTCTGATGCAGTCCTACTTCCAATGCTATGGAACAACTACACATTTAATGTTGCGCACAGCAATACAACAACAGAGGGTACACTCTATTTTAACGAATCAATTAAAGATGTTTTTTATGTAGGCCAAGCAGTAGGAATTACTGGGAATGGCGCACCACATACAGGAACAAAAACAATAACTGCAATGACTGATACATCTATCACCTACGCAGTAACAGGTACCCCAGCAGCCAAGCCTAGACACAACCTTGTGCCTTTTGGTCAAGTCTCAGTCGTGGCAACAGTCGATTACACAACCGACACAGCAATTCAGCAAGCAGCTCTTATGATATCTGTTGAAATCTGGCAAGCGCGTACAGCCACCCTTTCTGGCAGTAACGCAGTCGATTTCCAGCCAAGCCCTTACCGAATGAGCGCACAGCTTCTCGCTAAGGTGCGAGGATTGATAGCACACGCGCTAGATCCACGCTCTATGGTGGGCTGATGCCTCCAGTAGCGATAACAACCCTCCGGACTACTTTAGCCACTGCGCTAGTAGATAACACTAAATGGCAAACTTTTGCGTTTCCGCCAGCCACAGTGTTGGCTAACTCTGTCATTGTGTCGCCGGATGATCCTTACATAACGCCTACGAATAATCAGCACATAACAATCAGCCCAATGGCTAACTTTAAGATTATTATGACAGTCCCATTGTTTGACAATGAAGGCAACCTAAACGGGATCGAAGATACTGTATGCGGCGTGTTCACTAAGTTAGCCGCATCATCTCTGGTCTATAATGTAAGCGCAATAAGCGCACCAAGTATTCTCAACGCTGCATCGGGAGACCTACTCAGCTGCGAGATGTCCGTCAATATCCTAACGAGTTGGAGTTAAGAATGTCCGATTGGGAAAAAGAGAACGAAGCCTTTCTGATCAAGATCGGACAGGTAGCAACAACACCATCAAAGCCAGTAACTACTAAGAAGGACGAGGAATAATCTCATGGCTGTATTTCTAAATAACAATGTAGGCGTGAAGATCAACTCTGTCGATCTTTCAGACCTAGTAACATCTGTAACAATTAACCGCACATTTGACGAGCTAGAAGTCACAGCGATGGGCGACACAGCACACAAGTTCGTCAAGGGCTTGGAAGCATCAACTGTCACAATCGACTTCCTAAACGACACAGCATCCACAAAGACATTGCAAACATTGCAAGCTGCTTGGGGAACAACTGTTCCAGCGATCTTTATCCAGACAAAGGGAACAGCAGTTTCTGCGACAAACCCTACATATAGCGTATCTCTGTTGGTCAACAACACGACCGACATCAACGGCAGCGTAAGTGACATCGGTGTACAATCGATTACATTTACTGCTAACTCAACAGTTTCAGTTTCAACATCAGCACCATTCTAAACAACTAACAAAGGGGCAAACTCATGGCAAAACTAAAGATAGTTCGTACAGATGGAAGCGTGCTAGAAGGCGAGATCACTCCAGCAGTGGAGTACTCATTCGAGCAGTATGCTAAAAAGGGTTTCCATAAGGCGTTTCGCGATGAAGAAAAGCAAAGCGATGTCTATTGGTTAGCATGGGAAGTAACACGCAGATCAGGTGAAACTGTTAAGCCTTTCGGGATTGAGTTTATCGAAGGATTAAAATCCGTCGAAGTATTGGACTCAGACCCTTTAGCTTAAAGCGAGATATGCCATTCACCTACCTAATCGCTCGTTTGAGTATTAGGTTGCATATCCCGCCACAGCAGTTATTAGAATTAGACAAGACCATGTTGGATGCACTTCTGCAAGGTCTCAAGGATGAAGCAAGGGAGGTCAGGGATGCCAACAGAAGTCAAAGGCGCAATTGAACTCCGTAAAGCTTTGAAGAATTTTACACCGGAGCTTGCTAAAGAAACTCAAAAAGAATTAGGTGTAATTCTAAAACCTATTACTGCAAAGGCTAAAGGTTTTATCCCTTCTAATGCTCCATTAAGTGGCTGGGCTAATAGCAATCAGAAAGGCGCATGGAGCAATAGAATCTGGTCATCTGCTGAGGCTAAACGAGGTATTGGATATAAAACAACTCCTTCTAGGCCAAATCGTTCTGGTTTTAGATCATTAGTGAGAATCCAAAACGCTTCTGTTTCAGGTGCAATTTATGAAACTGCTGGTCGTAAAAATCCACAAGGCAGACCGCAAGCCAAGATGCGTGAAGTGGTCATTCCCACACGCAGGCTTGATACAGGTGTAGGTGAAGAACGCTACATGACTAGCACTGGTAAAGGCTATGGCAAAAGTAATAACCCTTATGCAGGACAACAATTTATTGATGCAATGGGTGGACAGATCGCTAATGCCTATGTTCGCAAGGAAGGCGCTGTCGGTCGTTCTAGTCAAAAAATGAAGGGTCGCGCTATTTTTAGGGCTTTTGCAGAAGATCAAGGTAAAGCTACCGCAGCTGTAATTAAAGCGATAGAAAACTCTAAAACCAGTTTTGAAAAAGTCGTTGCCAAAGGCAGCGGCAGTGGTTTATCAGTGGGAGGTCGCTAAATGGCAGCAGATGTAAAGATTGATATTGCTGCCGAATTTGTTGGCAAGAAAGCATTTAAGCAAGCAGACACAGCAACCCAGAAACTTATGGGCAGTGTTAAGAAGCTAGCGGGTGCAGTAGGTCTTGCCTACGGTACTTCAGCAATCATTGCTTACGGCAAGGCTTCTGTTAAAGCCTTCGCAGAAGATGAGGCAGCAGCTAAACGATTAACAACTGCTGTGGAAAACTTAGGCATCGGGTTTGCTAATCCTCAAATTGCAGACTATATCGGCAACCTAGAAAAGTCAGCAGCAATTGCAGATGATGTACTGCGCCCAGCCTTCCAGTCATTATTGACCACCACAGGCAGCCTCACTAAGTCTCAAGAATTACTTAATAATGCTATTCAGATCAGCCGAGCATCTGGCATTGATCTTGCTACTGTTTCCAACGATCTTGCTAAAGGTTATGTTGGACAAACTAGAGGCCTTGCTAAATACAACTCGGGACTTACTAGAGCAGAATTACAAACCAAATCATTCTCTGAAATTCTTGGAGTACTTTTAACTCGATCTGCCGGAGCAGCAGAAGATTATTTAGGCTCAACTTCTTATCAGATGGAAGTTTTAAGCATTGCAACAGGCAACGCATCAGAGATTATTGGCGGCGGATTGGTTGATGCGTTTGCTCGTATTGGTGGGGGCAGTGAGACAGCTGATGCCGCTATTGCTATTGAAGGCATTGCAAGTGCCATTGCCAAAATTACTGTGGCAACAGGCACAGCAATCGGAGCCATCCCTAACCTTCTCAAGAACCTAAAGAACCTACCTAAGAATATCTTTATGGGTTTTGCTGGCAAGCAGGCTGGAGTGAACCTAGAGTCACCACAGAAGAAAGAAAATAAACTTACCCTGACACAGGTTCAACAGCAGCAAGCATTGGCTAAGTTAGAAGCTGCTGCTGCTAAGCGCAACAAAGAGATTCTAGCTCTAAAGCAGAAGCAAGTGGCAGCCGATAAAAACAAATTGGCAATTGAAAAGGCTAACCTTGCATTGGGCAAGGCCACAGATGTTTTTGACTTAGACAAAATCCAGATCGCAGCAGCTCTGACTAATCAGGCTGAGCAATTAGGTAAAGCCAACAGCGCAGCTCAGATGATCCAGATCGCTAACGACACTGCTCGCCTCAATGTCAAGCGATCAATTCTTGCTTTAGAAGATGCCATTGCTGCCAACGATGAAAAAGCCATCATTGCTGCAACTGCTAAACTAAATGCTGACTTAGGTGTGCTTAACGCTTTGACTGGTCAGAATACTCAATTACTTGCTATCAAATCTATTCTTGACGGGTTAAAGCCTAAAGAGTTAATTGACTTAGATAATCTTAGAGAAGCATTGCGCTTATTGGGACAAATCAATAATGGCAATGCAACTACAGGTGTCGCAGCTAGTGGCATCCCAGTAGGAGACTACATTGCACCTGTTTCCAAGTCACTTGCTTTACAGGGTTCAATGGGTTCAATCATAGAGTTTGCAGAAGCAGCATCAGCCAGAGCCAACGCTTTTGCTGATCTATTAGACATGCAGAACGCTGCTGATGCAGCAGCCTTTAACGGTAGTTCACTGGGCACATCTGCCGGCAACACCATTATTGTGAACACAGGCATAGGAGACCCTAACGCTATTGCTGAGGCTATTGACGATGTATTGCGTCAGGCTCGCTCTAGAGGAACGCTGGTCGCGTTGCCATGACATGGCTTCCAGAATGGCGAGTAACTGTAGGCGATGATGTTTATACAACTGTTACTTCTGTTTCCTTCGCATCCGGCCGTTTAGACATTGATCGTCAACCTACCGCAGGTTACTGTCGAGTAGAAATTATTAACACCACTGGGGCTGAGTTCACTATCAATGTTACCGAGCCAGTATTGCTAGAGCTTAAAAATGGCAGCGGTACTTATGTCACAGTCTTTGGTGGAGAAGTATCAGACTTCAACATTGGAGTTAGAAGCCCAGAGGAAACAGGCTACATAACTACTGGCACAATTTTAGGAATTGGAGCTCTGTCTAAACTGACTAAGGCTGTCTATAACACAGCCCTTGCACAAGGCTTAGATGGTGCACAGATCGCAGCCATTCTTGGGTCGGCTCTAAACTTAACATGGAATGAAGTGACTCCGACGGTTACATGGGGTACTTACCCAGCCACAGAGATTTGGGAAAACGCCGAGTCATACATTGGCACTATTGACTCAGGTTTTTACACAATGATTAACCTTGCAGCTAGTGCGACGGCTAAGTCTCAGACATTGGTGGATCAGATCGCGACTAGTGCACTGGGTCAAATATACGAGGAGAAGGATGGCGATGTTTCTTATGACGATGCAGACCATCGCTCTAACTATCTAGCTACTAACGGCTACACAGCCTTGGATGGTGCTTATGCAACCCCTAGAACTATTACTTCTCAAACACAAATCGGCCGTATCCGTAACAGCCTTATCTATCGTTACGGCTCAGGATACGCGAGCACATACAGTATTTCTAATGCAGACTCTATAGCCTCATACGGCCTTTTTGAGTTCTCTACTGACTCTAATATCAAGAACCTTGCAGATATTACTGACATTGGCACTAGAGAGCTTAGACTTCGTTCAACGGCTAAAGGATCGCTTGGGGCTATCACCTTTAGATTAGATAACCCGGACATGCCAACCGCCATGCTTAACAGCCTTATTGGGGTTTTCTTTGGTATGCCGGTCATTATCAACAACCTGCCTAGCAATTTATTAGGTGGAACCTTTGAAGGCTTTGTTGAAAATGTTGCCGTCAATGCCACGCCGACTTATGTGGACATGACACTTTATGTCACAGCCACAGAGTTTTCACTTTCTACGACACAATGGGAAACAGTATTACCAGCTGACATAATCTGGACGGGTGTAAATGCTACACTTATCTGGAACAACGCGACAGGAGCACTTAACTAAATGGCAACAAGTCCAATATATTCATGGCCAGAACCGGATAACACAGACCTCGTAAAAAATGGGGCACTTGCCATCCGTACACTAGGCAATGCCATTGATACCACAATGGGAACCATGACCCCTAAGTCTATTGTTGATGCAAAGGGTGATCTCATTGCAGCTACAGCAAACGACACTCCAGCCCGCCTAGCAGTAGGTTCTGACTTTGCTTTTTTGCAGGCAGACTCAGCACAATCTACTGGCTTACTTTGGAATAACGCTGCTTGGACAAGTTACACACCAACAGTTACCGCAGTCAGCGGAAGTTACACCACAGTTTCCGCAACTGGACGATACACAAGAATTGGCAAATTATGTGCTGTTGTAGCCAGAGTATCTATTACTACCAATGGAACGGCTGCCGTAGCAACAATTATTACAGCGCCATTTACTTGTGCATCGTCATCACAAACCTATAATGGTTCTGGCCGCGAGAATCTATCTACGGGTTTAATGTTAAATTGTAGAATTGGTAGTGGGGATAGCGTTATTTACATAGAACAGTACAATGCTGTATACGCTGGCGCAAATAACAGACAGCTTGATGTTTCAATTATTTTTGAGGTGGCATAATGACAAAGTTTATTTCAAACATGGGCAACGATGATGAAGTTTCAAATGAGATTTTTTTAGCCCGTTTGCGTTTTTGGCGAGATGCTGAACTGGCTCGTACCGACTGGACACAGGTTGCAGATGCACCTGTTAATCAAGCTGCATGGGCAATTTATCGCCAATCATTGCGCGATCTTCCAACAAGCAACAAAGATCCAAGAGCGATTGAGTTACCTGTTGCGCCATGAAACCAAAACTATCTAAAGCTGCTATCCAATTAAGGGAGCAGTTTGATGATACCTACGCAGATCGTGACAGGTCTAGTGATGGGTCAATCGGTGACACAAGACACGCAGCGCGCCCTAGCGATCATAATCCCGATGCTCAAGGCTGGGTTCGTGCCATTGACATCGATCGTGATTTATCCGGCAAAGCAAAGCCTGATCTCATGCCCGATCTTGTTGATCAGATTCGACTCTTATGCAAGTCTGGTTTTGAGAAAAGAATTTCCTACATTATTTTTGATGGGTTCATCTACTCAGCCAAGTTTAGATTCATTAAAAGAAAATACACAGGGGCAAACAAACACACAGCACACGCTCATTTCTCGTTTAAGAAAACGGCTGACAATGACGGGGCTTTTTTTCAAATACCTATGTTAGGCGGAGAATAATGAAGAACATCAAACACCCTGCATACCTAGCCGCTGGTGCATTTCTAGCAGCTTGGGCATCATCTAACTTTGAGGCAGATTACAGAGCTGTGCTCTGGGCTGTCCTATCAGGCATTTTTGGTTATGCCTCGCCTAAAAAGTAATGAGCCCGCAGGACACAGCTGCACTCGTTGTGGCTGCGATGACCGTTATTGGTTCATTTATTGGCTCAGTCAAATGGTTAGTAAAGCATTACCTCAGCGAACTAAAACCCAATAGCGGATCATCTATGCGCGATCAAGTAAATAGATTAGAAGCGCGTGTCGATACAATCATCTCACTACTTGAGAAGCGATAATTTTGCTATGGCAAGAAAAAAGGTTATTGATCTTGATACCTACAACGCTTTAGATACCTGGGCTATTGGCCTACAGGAAATGTACAGAGCATTACGCAGGGCTGGTTTTGATGTAGAACTATCACTTGCAATCATCATTGAACCCGGTGCTTATCCGCGTTGGATCTTGCCAGATCCAGTCGAACCAGAGAAGTTCGGCGATTACGAAGATGAGGACGATGATTAAAAAACGCTATCTAGTGATCTCGGATTTACAGATCCCCTATCACCATGAGCAAGCCGTTAAAAATCTGATCAAGCTAGTCAAGCGAGAGAAGTTTGAACTCGTACTTAATACCGGTGATGAACTGGATATGCAGTCTCAGAGCAAGTGGGCTAAGGGCACACACCTAGAATACGAAGGGCAATTAGATGCCGATAGAAGTCTGGCTCAAAACATCCTCTGGGATCTCAAGACAACCGACATTACAAGATCCAACCATACCGATCGTCTATACCACACTCTCGTTAGAGGA